CCCTGAAAGGGTTGGAGCACCATCACGGGGTCTGCGTAAGCGGGAACGTGAACGCAAGCGGCGAGCACGAGCAGCACAAGTCTGAACCACGTGCGCTGTAGTGGAAGGGTTCCCACGCTGGCCTCATAGGCCGGAGCACCGGGTTCGAGTCCCGGCGGCGCTACCTAAACCCCTGGAGGACTAGAAGTGCCTGCTCCCGGCCCCGACAAGGAGTTGTGTAACGCACAGCGCCCCAAACAGCCAGAGGGCGTCCTCTGCAAACAGCCAGCAGGTCACGGCACTAAACATTTGGGTGTCGGCAGGTGCAGCAAACACGGTGGCAATACGGAAAGTCACGAGAAGGCAGCTGAAACGGAGCTCGCTCGGCGCGAATGCCAAACCCTTGGTGTCCTAATCGACATCGACCCAGCCGAGGCGTTGCTACATGAGGTTCGTGAAGCTCACGGCATGTGCGAAATGTACCGGGGCGAGATCGACAAGCTTGGCTTGCATCCCGAGGATGACGAGTTCATTCCGGGTGAGGACGGGGAAGGCCATTGGGAGCGCGGGAAGGGCGGCTTGTACGGTCGCACCTACCACGTCTCAGGCGTCCCCACCGGCGAGGCTAAGCCGCATGTCCTCGTGATCTTGTGGATGGAGGAGCGTAAGCGCCGGCAGGCTGCTGCGGAGGCTGCGCTACGTGCCGGTATCGCTGAGCGTCAAGTACGGGTCGCTGAAAAACAGGCTGAACTGTTTGTTGATGCGATGCGCCATTTGGTGGGGGCACTCGGCCATTCGGCGTCTGATCCGAAGGTGCGTGAGGCGATGCGAGGGAGTCTTACTTTGATCGCGGGAGGTCAGACGGCGTGAACCGTTTGTTCCCTGGATTCCCGGAGCCCTCGTCTCGCTTGCGAAGGGCGACTATCGAGCTATCGTGCCGCGTGGCCCATGCTGGTGGCGACGCGCAGGCAGCGCATTGACTCGTGCAGGGTATCGCGTTGAGGCTTCGGTGCGCCTCGTATATGCAGCAGTAGAACGGGCTGTTCACCGCGTCTTTTCCTTCTGTGTAGCTCGACGGAAAGCATCCGAGCGAGACGCGGCTACAGGCTGTTCGTCTCGGGCGATCCGTTCCTCGATAGCGCGCCGTACGTACCGTGAGACGGGCACGTCGCCAGCGGCGGCCTTGACTTGGGCGATGAACTCTTCGTCCCAGCGGAAACTGACGCCTCGGGTCACGTAAAGCATTGTACTGCTAACGCTCTACAGGTGGCGTGAGCTGGGCGATCCGTGCGAGGACGGCAGCAGCGACAAGCTCGTCTACCGGCCCAGGGATCGGTAGCGCACACGCGGCGAGGATGATCTTGTACCGGCGCGGCACCTTGTCGTGACGGATAGCTCGGATGATGGCGGCTGGACCGCCTGCCCTGATCGAATAGATGACGGCGACGATCCAGCCTGTGAGGGTGAGGGTAGGGGTCATTACTCTGTCCAATACTCGGGGTGTGTGCTGGGTATAGGTCGTGTATGATGGGCGGCAGGGTCGGGCCGGCACACGGCCGGGGAAGGGAGCGGATGACCCCCGGCTGACGGCCTGACGCCCGCCGCTCCCGCTGCGATCATTCCGTCGTCCTCGGCGCGCATCAGATCCTCCAACTCGTCGGCTGCTACTACGAGCCGATCTGCGACCTGCATGACGCTCCCGTTGTCGATCTGCTCGATGGTGGTTACCACTGGGCCACAGGGCTCGCCACACCCGACGCAATGGTTGATGCCTTCGACATCCTCGACGCGGTTAGTGACGAGTCCGCAGTCGAAGCACGACACGATCTTGAACTTGCGCGGCTCTGTTCGGGTAGTCATCGCTTCCTCCTTGGATAGTAGTGCAATGTAAAGCATTGTAAAGCGTATGGAGGATGGTTGTCAGGGGGTGGTCGAGACGCACACACAACCCGACCCATTCCTCCTCGCCGCAGACATCCTCGACCCACCAGAGACCGGAGTACTCGCCTACCACGACGACCCTGCAGGCTTCACCCGCGACTGCATCCGCTGGGCACCAGGCAAAGGACTCACCGACTACCAGGAGCGCAACCTTGGCCTCCTCGTCAAGCACGGACGCCTCGCGGTCCGAGGGCCACACGGACTCGGCAAGACTGCAACCAACGCCCTCACCGTCCTCTGGTTCGCTCTCACAAGGGACGCGAAGGGGATCGACTGGAAGATCATCACGACCGCCTCGGCATGGCGCCAACTAGAGAAGTATTTGTGGCCCGAGATCCACAAGTGGTCACGCCTACTCGACTGGGAGAAGATCGGCCGCAAGCCCTTCACCCAATCCGAACTCATGCTATTGGGGCTCAGGTTGACTCACGGTGAGGCGTTCGCCGTCGCCTGCACCGACCCGGCAACGATCGAGGGTGCGCACGCCGACTCGATCCTCTACGTGTACGACGAGGCGAAGACGATCCCGCCAGAGACCTTCGACGCATCCGAGGGCGCGTTCTCCGGTGCAGGAATAGACACTGCACAAGAGGCTTTCGCAATCGCGTCCTCGACGCCAGGCCCACCCGCAGGACGCTTCTACGAAATCCACACTCACAGACCGGGCCTAGAGGACTGGCATGCAATACACGTCACCCTCGAAGACACGATCCGTGCCGGCCGCGTCAGTGAAGAATGGGCTAAACAGCGCGCCCGACAATGGGGAGCCGACAGTGCGGTCTACATCAACCGCGTACGCGGCGAGTTCTGCGCCGAGGAGAGCGACGGTGTAATCCCACTCGCGTGGGTAGAGGCAGCCAACGAGCGCTACCGCCTGTTGGAAGACGAAAACTTCGCGTCACTCGGGCCGCTTACCGGGCTCGGCGGCGATATCGCGAGATCCGGCAAGGATCGCACCGTCCTCGCACTACGCCACGGCGACACCATCCGCGAACTCCGACGGCTCCCACGCCAGGGAACGATGGAGACAGCAGGCCAAATCCTCGGCGTGCTGCGCACCGCTGAACACAAGCCGCCAGCCGTCATAGACGTGATCGGGATCGGTGCGGGGGTCGTTGACCGTTTGCGCGAGAAGGGCGAGAACGTCATCGCGTTCAACGCGAGCGAAGGCACGAAGCTATTCGACCGTTCCGGCGAGCTTGGCTACACGAACTGTCGAGCCTGCGCCTGGTGGAACCTGCGAGAGATGCTGGACCCCGACTACGGGATGGAGCTGGCGCTCCCGCCAGACGACATTCTGACTGGTGATCTGACAGCGCCTACTTGGCGTGTTATGTCCGGTGGTCGCATCCAGATCGAGAGTAAGGACGACATTCGCAAGAGGCTCGGACGATCCACCGATGACGGTGACGCGGTAGTCCAAGCCTTCTGGACCGCAAAGACCGTGAACACGTCCATCCCGATCTTCGGTACGGGCCAGTCCACATGGGCTCCGATGCGCCAGAAAGCAGGCTTCTCCTAAGCCGCCAGACCGATGACCGGAGGCAGTCTTGGCTTCAAGCACTACAGACGCTGCTCCGGTCCCGATGCTGGCGAACCGCGACCCGCGTCTACGCAAACAGACAGTTCAAGGCCCGTTCAGCGAGATCGGCACGACTGGCCTCAAGCAGTACGGCGGGTTTGTTCTCGAGGAGTGGTTGAACCAGCTCTCGGGACGCAAGGCAGCATGGGCGTACAGGGAGATGGCGGACAACAGCAGTGTTGTCGGGAGCATCCTGTTCGCGATCGAGATGTTGGCGCGTAAGGCGGAATGGCGCGTCGAATGCGAAAACGACCAGCAGATCCCCCGAGCAGGAATGACCGGCAGCGAGTTTGTCGAGTCGTGCATGAACGACATGAGCCACACCTGGGGCGATTTCCTCTCCGAAGCCTTGTCGATGCTGCCGTACGGTTGGGCGTTCCACGAGGAAGTCTTCAAGCGCCGCCAAGGCGAGCAACCTACCAGACCCTCAACTGCCGGTGAGACCGAAGAAGACACGAGCCCAGCATCCTCAAAGCACAACGATGGTCTGATCGGGTGGCGCAAGCTCCCAATCCGCGCTCAAGAAACATTGTTGCGCTGGCACTTCGACGGGTACGCCGGCGTGTCCGCAATGGAACAGGTCGATTGGCACGGCGGCACACACGTCATCCCTATCGAAAAGGCGCTCCTGTTCCGCACCAAGGCCGCACGCGGAAACCCCGAGGGCAAGAGCATCCTCCGAAACGCCTACGAAGCCTGGTACTACCTCAAGAACATCCAGAGCACCGAGGCGATCGGTATCGCCCGTGATCTCGCCGGTATGCCGATGGCGAAAGGGCCAGAAGGCGTAGACCTCTTCGCCGCACAGCACAAAGAGACCCTCGAACGAGTACAGGAACTCGTCACCAGCATCGAACGGGACGAGCAAGAGGGCATCGTCCTACCTTACGGGTGGGAACTGGAGCTCCTCAAATCCGGCGGGGCGCGCCAAGTCAACACTGACGATGTAGTACGCCGCTACCGCCAAGAGATCGCCTCATCCGTCCTTGCAGACTTCATCCTCGTGGGCCTCGACGGTGTGGGTTCCTACGCGATGGTGGACGTGAAGGCTGACCTGTTCGGCCTCACCGTCGATGCGGTGCTCGACATGATCTGTGAGACGATGAACAGGTACGCCATCCCGC